GTGACGGCCGCCGCGGTCGCGCTCGAGCAGCCGGACCCGCGCGACGCCGGGGTGCGCCGGTACTACAGCCTCGGCTCGTTCGCGTTGCTGCACGGCACCCCGTATGACCAGCTGCGCGAGTGGCGGCACAGTCAGCGCATATGGGTGCCATCGCCCGATATCGAGATCGGTCGGTGGTCGGGCTGGTCGCTGGCGTGCATCCGCGCATGGGAGCCCGACCACCCACCATTCACCCGGCCGCGGATCGTCCGATTCGTCGACACGGCCGAGATGATGCGACGCCACCACCTCGGCCGCGAGAAGCTCTGGGCGTGCATCGCCGACGGCACCGTGCCTGGCCCGGTCGTGTGGATCGAGGACCGGCCGGGCTGGCGCCGGTGAGGGCGATCGGCGTCATCCGCACCGCGGTCTCAGCCGACCCGCGCATCGACGAGCGCCTCGTGCGTGGCCTCGCCGACGTACGCGGGTACGACCTACGCGCCGTCCTCCTAATCCATCCGGGCACGTACTTGCCGACCGTGCTCACCGTGCAGACCGCCGTCGAACACCGCGCCGAGGCGGTGCTCGCCCCGTCGATGGCACACCTCGGCGGCACCGCCCGCGCCGTCGCGCTGGTGTGCAATGTGGTCACCCCGCATGAGATCCTGCGCCGCGCCCCCAAATAGCCGGCTAACACCGGACGCGCCCGCGGCGATCACCAGGCGACTACCCGCCACCATCACAGGGGGACCCATTGACCCAGCCACAGCAGCCGACCCGCCCTCCCCGCACGATGTGGCTTGCGCTCGCCGCGGTCGTCACCGCGGTGCTTATCGCCTGCGGTGTCGTGGCCGTGGTCATGTCGGGCGAGAGCAGCGAGATGCCGACCGCGTCGACGCTCACCGCGCTGCCCGCGCCGGTCGTGATCCCCGCGACCACGGTGGCCGCGGCTCCATATGAGCTGCTCGAGGACGGCCGGTCTATGACGATGCTCGTCACCACCGACGACACACAAGCGCTGCGGGAGAGCTTCGACCAGCTCGCCGACAAGGTGCTCGCCTCCCACCCCGACGGCGGCTACCACGTGTGGATCGACTGCGCGATCGGCCGCCAGGAAGGCAAGGCCGCGAACCGGCTCGGCACGGGCAAGATCGCCGTCGGCCAGCTCGGCGCCGCGCAGACCGGCCTCGCCCGGGCGGGCATGTCCACCGTCAGCTGGAACACCGGCCGCACCTGCCAACCTGACGCGCCCGCCGAGACGGTCGATCCGACCCGAAAGCTGGACGGCCCGTACGCGCTCAAGCTGTGCCAGGGCCGGATCGAGGACAAGTATGTCGCCGACCAGCGGCCGGTGAACGTCGTCGCCGAGACCGAGCAGACCGCGACCGGGTGGACGGTGACAGGCACCGCGCAGGGCAAGGCCAGCGGCTCAGCCCCGAACGCCGTCATGCGGTTCACCTGCGTTGTGGCCGACAACCCGCTGCGATCCGAGCTCACCCAGTTCGACAGCTGACCCCGGAAACGACGAAACGCGCCCCGCCAGATCGGCGGGGCGCGTGGTCGTTTCGCGGGTGGCTACGTGATGCGCACCCAGGTGTTGGCGTGCACGGTGACCGACAAGCCGGTGCCGCTGCCGGACCGGGCCTCAAGCGTGACCAGGTCGCCAGGCGAGACATCAGCCGGATTGGTCGCGGTGAGCGTGACCGTGGCGAGCGTGCCCACCGAGATCGGCCCGGTCGACGCCACCACAGTGGCGCCGACCTTCAGCTGGATGTACGCCTGATTCGGGCCGGAGCTGTTGTTGATCACGGCGCTCGCCGCGATCGTCGCGCCCGGCTTCGGACCCTGAGCCACCAGACCATCACTGACCACCGACGAGCCCGGGTAGCTGCCGTCGGCCGTCCACCCGGTCACCTTGGCGAACGAGGTGGTGAGCCCGAAAGAGCTGCCCGCCTTGTTCATCCCGGACGGGAAGAACGGCACGCTGCGGGCGCCGGTGACCATGCACCCCATCAGGCCGTCCCCTTCAAATCCACCTGCAGGCCCTTGCCCGGCGAGGTGCCGACGCCGGTGATCTGCACGGTCAGGATGTCCCCGGCCGCGAAGGCGTAGCTGCCCGTCGCCGTCCCGCCGGCGACCTGGTTGGCCGCGGCGATCGTCGCCGAGCTGCCCGACACAGTGCTGCCGTTCTTGCGCAGCTCGACGACCAGGTTGCCGGACGCGTCGGGTGTGACGCCTCGATAGACCGCCTCGGTGAAGGTGGCCGCACGGGACAGGCGCACACCGTGCGGGAAGTCCCCGGTGCCCGACGCGCGCACAGTGTCCTTGCCGCACACCGTGATCGACAGGTCATACGGCGAGGTACCCGCCGTCGGGGTGCGAGTGTCGGACAGCCGGGCGTCGTCACCGCGGGCGGCCGTCGTCGACGAGGTGCCGAACGCCGACGCCGACAGCGTGGGCGCAGCCGCGGTACCGGCGAGCACACCGGCCAGCTGCACGATGCCCTTGGTCGAGGTGGTGGCGTCCGGCGCGGCCGGGCCGGTCGCGCCCTGATCACCGCGGGGGATCACCAGATCGAGCACCTGCGTCGGCGGGGTGCCGGTGATCGTCGCCGACGCCGAGCTGCCCGGCGTGCCGGTCACCACGCTGCCGATCTCCAGATCGTTGGCTGGGCCCGGGACACCGGTGGCGCCAGTCACGCCCTGCGGGCCGCGGATCACCACGCCGTCACCCTCAGCCAGCCAGCCGTCGCCGGTCCGGTACACGTACAGCAGATCGTCGGCGGCGACGACGTACTGTGCGCCGTCGCCCTCGGGCGGGGTGGCAGGCAGATCCGCGTAAGTGGCGACGCGGCGGTCCACCTGGATGCCCTCGCCCTGCGGGCCACGCACCACCGCGCTGCCCGCCGAAGACGGCACCGGCGACACCACGGTCAGGTCGACCAGGCCCGACGATCCGGTGTCGGGGTCCTCGTCGTCCGGGCCCGGCAGGTACTCGGTGACCTCGAATGAGAATGGGTCGATCGGCACAGGGTCGCCGTCATAGGCCAGGTTGAAGGTCACCCGCCACGTCCACTCGGACGGGTTCGTTTCCGGGCCCGGCGCGACCAGGCGGATGCCGCGCTCGCCCCGCCAGGTCAGGTACCCGAACTCGTCGAGGCTGGCGACGTAATGCTTAGGCAGCTGCACATAGGTGGCCGGCGCCGGGACACCGGTCGCCACCAAGATCTTCGGCGCCTCGGCAGTGAAGGTGACGGAGCCGCTCAACGGGTAGAACTCGGGGCTGTCGCCGATGTCGGGGCCGTCGGCCGTGTTCGCGAGGAACCGCCCGACGACCTTGCCGTACTTGAGCGGGGGTAGGTCGGCCATCAGATCTCCTTGTGTCTCATCCGCCGAAGGTGTTGCGGCCGTTGAGGACCGCGCGCAGTGGATTGGTGTCGTGACCGGTCGCGTCGAGCCGGACGATCGCGGTCCACAGTGCGGTGGTCAGCTCGGCGACTCGCGACTCGAGATTGCCGACCCGGGTGTCGAGCCGCTCGTTGTCCTCGCGGAGATCGGCCGCGACCTGGCGGCTCATCTCGCTCACGATCTGCGCGTAGTTCGCCGACCGCAGCCGCCACCCGAAAAGCCCTGCGATCAGGGCGGTCAGCACGGAGCCGACACCCATCGACGTCAATAGGCCTGCAATATCAGTCACGATCCACCTCACCAATCCGCCTCTGCACCAGCCGAATCCGGCGGATGTCGTGCACCACCATCACCACCCCGCACACCGCGAGCGACGTGGCCATCCACGCCGCGAACGTGGCCTTCTCCGCCCACGTGGCCTGCAACACCGCCACCGTGTACGCGGCCGACGCGAAAGCGACCCCGCTGTCCCCGGCGAGCTGCAGGTGCAGGCTGAACGGCCACGAGCCTCGCCACAGCCCGAGCAGCGACAGCGCCGGGCAGGCCATGATCAGCAGCGTCCACGCCAGCGCGGCGCCGTGACCCATGGCCTGAGACACGGCGTTCGGCGGTGCGCCCAGCACCAGCGACTGCACACCGGCGATGACGTACGCCGTGTACACGACCACCTGGAACAGGCGCACAGACTCGCTGTCGATCGCACCCACGACCCGCCTCACCCGCTGATCTCCCGCCGCGCGTGCCGACCGGTCGAGACCGGAGTCACGGCCGGACGGATCAGCACACCGGCCAGCGCCGGTGAGGCGAGGATGTAGAGGGTGACGAGGGTGTCGACCCACTCCGTCGACACCTCACGGCCGAGCAGCCAGGCCGCGACGGCGGTGACCGCGACGAGCACGGACCGGATCAGCGCTGGCTCAGGGACCCGCGTCGGCGCCTTCACTTCCGCTCCTCGAGCAGGCGCCGGATCTCGGCGAGGTCGGTACGCACCTCGGCCAGCGCCTCGACCATCGTGTTGTCCCGGGCGGGGTCGACCTTGGACCGGCCCAGGATCGACCAGCCCTTGAACCCGCCCTTGCCGTCGTCCTCGCCGACCAGCTGATCGCGAGCCTGGGACGTGTTGCGGTCCATGTACCACAGCACGTCTTTCCACGACATCTTGGTCTTCTTGAAGTTCTCGACTTGCTCCTTGAGCCAGCTCACGCCGTCCTCCTTGCTGCCGGGGCTCACGCCGTCGATGAGTGCCTGTACGTCCCGGCGGAAGGCGACCATGTCGATTCCGGCGGGGTCGATCTTCCCCTCGCTCGAGTACTCCTTGTGCCCGACGCAGTCGCTGGAGTCGCGGCCGAGCTTGCGCAGGATCGCCGCACAGCCACGCTTGTAGGCGTCGATCTGCGCGGGTGTCCAGTCCGAGCCGTCGCCGCGCGAGACGGCCTCGATGCCGATCACGTGATAGTTGGCGTTGTTCGTCGGCCAGCCCGGCCAGGCACCGCGCCCGGCGTGCCAGCAGACACCGGCGGCGATGACGCGGTAGGTGCCGTCGCGTTCTAGGACGAGCTGAGCGAGCGGGCCCTCTAGATCCGGGCGGCCGTTCTGCACGATGCGCCAATCGTTGGTGCCACCGCCAGCGGTGTGGTGACACAGGACGCCACGGATGTCACGGAAGTCTCCGTGCCCGCGGTCGCGCCAGCCCTCGTGCTCGATCACCGTGAGGCCTTCGGCACGCAGCACATCTGCGAGCCAAACAGGGTCACCGGTCCATGCCATCTCGGGCCTCCTCGATCTTCATGCGGATGGTGTCGACGATCCCGGCCAGCGCCTCGGATTTCGTCGCGGCCTGAAACCCAATGCCCCGGGGGTGCTCGGCTTTCCAGGTGCCGTCGGGCAGCTGCTCGGTCCTCACGTCATCGACATCCCAAAACCTCTCGGGGTCGGGATCGTCCGGCCACGTGCCGTCCTCGCGGCGGCCGTAGTGCAGGCCGACATCGTGCGGGCCGGGCAGCCCGCCCGGGGTCGGCGCCCACCGCACCACCTCGAGCGCGGGGTCGCGCCGCCAGCCGCGGGCGATCAGGTAGTCCGCGATGCGCGGGGCCTGCGCCACCTGCAACACCGACGGCTCGGCCAACCTGCGCCCGGCCGGATTACGCCACTCCGGCAGGTGCAGCACCGCCAGCTCCTCGGCAAGCTCACGCACCTCGGGCGCCACCTCGGGCACATCCATCTCCGGCAGGGTGCCGTCGATCGCATGGCGCAGGAAGGCCTTCATGCGGTCGGTGACCTGTACGCCTTCCTTGCCGGTGGCGTAGTACTTGATCGCCTCTTGGTCGCGACCCGCCTGCGTGGTGACTTCTTCGATGATCTCGTCGCTCACGGCTGGCCCTCCAGAGGCTGGGCACCGACGATCAGCTGCGCGCCGGTGGTGATGATGCTGAAGTTCTTGGTGCCGATCGAGCGCCTCACGACCACATAGATCTGCGCGGTCTGGTTGGCGGCGACCGTGCACGCGGTCGAGGTGGGGTCCAGCGGCGTCGCCCAGAACGGGAAGAACTGCGCCTGCGTGTGGTTCGCCGATCCGGCGCCGAACGCGTAGCCGATCCTCGGGCCGTCGGCCGCGCCGAGGCAGACCATGACGTCGGGCCTGCTCTCGTTGATCGCAGTGGATACGTGGGACTGCAAGCCGAGCGACCCGCCGAGGACGATCGGCCGCCATGGGATCGGCTGCGCCGGGATCGTCATGGTCGCCACCGTCTTCGGCGACGACGACAGATTCGAGCCACCGGTGAACTGGCTACCGGCGATGGCCCACGGACCGCCGAGCCGCGGCGCCGGGATCGGCCGCCACTCGCTCGCCGCTGTATCCCACGCGAGCACCGCATGCTGGCGGGCGCTGGTGAGGTCACCGACGTCCTCGGCGTCGGCGATCGCGCCAGGCTCGCCGGGGTCGCCAGCGGGGCCGGTCGCGCCGCGCGGGAACTGCACCTCGAGTACCTGATTCGGGGCGGTACCGGTCAGCGCTGCGGTCGCCGAGCTGCCGGTCGCGCCGATGGTAGCGACGCCGGTCAGCAGGTTCGGCGGGCCCTGGCGACCGGGCGCCTGGAACGCGTCGACGAAGCGCACGAATTCCATGCCGGTCCAGAGGATCACCGAATTCTCGTCCACCACGCGCCACGCTCGCCGGGCGTCGGCCTCGCCCAGCCCGAGCCCCTGGAGGGTGGCGAGGTCGGCGACATCACCCATCCACTGCCACGGCCAGGCCGGGTCACCTTGCGGACCAGGCCCACCGACCGGGCCCTCGCGGATCTCCAACAGCGCCTCACGCCCCACCAACTCGAGCGCGTTGACGGTGTACGGCAGGCCGATCGGGTCGGACACGCCGCGCAGCACGAGGGTGATGTCGGAGTCGTAGACGATGGTCATGGCGCTCCTGTCACGGGCACGGCGAAGACGGTGGCGGTCGCAGCGCCGCGCTGCCAGCTGTACGACCCGGAGCCGACGTTGCGACGCAGCACGATCGAGATGGTCACGGCGACACCGGCCGCGACCACACCGACGGCCGATGAGGGGGTCATCGCCGCCGTGTTGTACTGCGGCGCAAGCTTGTTCGCCCACAGCAAGCCAAACGGGATGCCGGGCCCGTAGGCCACGATCTGTCCGGACGACCCACCGATTCGCGCCTCGAGATCGACGCGATTCGAGTTGTCGGTGGTGGTGGTGCGCACCAGCACCGCGCCGAAGACGAGCGGCCGCCAGTCCACGTCCTGGGCCGGGATGTTGATGGTCGCGATAATGTTCGGCGAGGTCGACACGGCGTTCTGCGAGGCGGCGAATCCGGTGAGCCCGTCCCAGCTCTCGTCCTCCCACACGGTCCACGGTCCGCGCCATCCCGGGTACGGGGTGGGCTGCCACTTCGACGTGGTCGGATTCCACAGCGGCACCGCCCGATTCACCGGCGGGGTGGTGTCGTCGTAGTCGGTGGCCTCACGCAGCGGGCCCGGCGACCCGAGCGAGCCCTTCCGTCCCTGCACCCCGCGCGGCACCGTGATGTTCAGGACCTGGTTCGGCGGGGTGCCGGTGACCTCGATCTCCAGATCACCGCCCACCGCGCCGGTGGTGACGGTGCCGATGGTGAGGGTGTTGACCTCGCCGGTGGGACCGTGCCCCCCGAAGGCCTCGGCAAAGGAATCGAAGCTCGAGCCGTTCCAGTACATCAGCGCGTTCGTGCTCTCGACCCGCCATGCCTTGCCTGCCTGCGCGGGGCCGAGAGTCTCGGCCAGCGCCGCCAGGGCGACCGGGTCGACGACGTCGCCTTCCCACCGGAACCGATACGCGGCCGGGCCCTGCGGACCGGTCGCGCCGGGCGATCCGGTGGGCAGCTCCAGCGTGCCATCGGCCGGGGTGCCGTTGAGGGACTGCACCACGCCGTCGGTGCCGATGCCTTCGTTGATCCCGCGGATCTGGGTCTGCTCGAAGTACTCGCCGACAGTGGGCATCAGACTGCCTCCGGGACTGGCTGCGCCCACACGGTGAGCGCGGCTGCGGTGATGGTGTGGCCGATCTTGTAGCCGGCGCCCGAGCCGATGCGCTCGATGCAGACGACGAGGGTGGCGCTCTGTCCGGCCGGGACGGTGGCATACGTGCTCGACGGCGACAGCGGCTTGGTGCCCTCGTCGCCGAAGGCGGGCGCGAAGCCGGTCGGCAGATACTGGCCGCTGATACGGTGGCCCGCGCCGGACGCGAGCATCACCCCGGTGGAGCTGCCGAGCCGCACACGGATCTCCGCGCGCGCCTCGGTGCCGGTCTCCATGTAGAGGTGGATCTGGCCCCAGCACATCGGCCGCCACTGGTACGGCAGCGCGGGCACAGTGAAGGTGCCCGCGGTGTAGGCCGGGATCGCCTCCTCGTGATTGGCCGCGAACTCGCTGTCCCACCACGCCCACGGACCGTGCCCCTGCGGCGGCTGGGTGGCCTGCCACCGGCGCCCACTCGACGTCAGCGCGAACGCAGACCGGTGCACGGGGCCGATGGTGTCGTCGTAGTCGGTGGCCTCACTGATCGCGCCGGACGCGCCCGCCGCGCCGGGCGGGCCCTGCACACCGGCCGGGGCCGTCGCCTGCAAGGTCTGCGCCGCGCTGGTACCGGCGAACTGGAGCGCGGCGCCGACGAGGTTCGGGTCGTGGGTCGTCGACACCGTAACGGTGTTGGGCTCTGCGACCGGGCCCTGCTCGCCGACCGCGCCAGGCGAGTGCACCCAGGCCGTGCCGTCCCACACATCCATGCCGTCGGTATCGAGGCGATGCCACCACTTCCCGCGATCGGCGGCGGTGAGGCCAGCCGGGCGAGCGGCCTCGTCAGCGATGGCGCCCTGCTTGGTGAAGGTGGTACGTGGCGCACCGCGCGGGCCCGGCGCTCCGGTCGGCCCCGCGGGCAGTGGCAGCGCAGCGGCCTCGGCGGCCGGGGTGACCGTGACGGTGAGGATCGGCAGGCCGTCGAGGTCGGTCTCTTCGGTGGCGACCAGCCGCGCGGCGATCTGAGTATCGGACACAGGGCCTCCTAGAAGATGATCAGGTCGAGGTCGGCGCCGACGTCAGTGGCGAGGGCCTGCACAGCGGTCGCCAGCTGGGACAGCCGCGACCATGCCTTGGTGACGGTGTCCTCCTCATCGCCGCCGTCGCCGATGGTGAGGTCCCAGTGGGCGCCGGATTCGCGGTCGTCGGAGAAGGTGAGCTGGGTGACGAAGTCGGTGAAGATCTGGTCGCCGAGCTGGAACCCGATCTGGTCACCGAGCCCGAAGTCACGGCCCAGCAGGTACGGCGCACCGTCGCCGACGCTGACCTTGTTGGAGGTGTAGCCGCGGGTCTGGTGCAGGCCCGCGCGCCCGGCCATGACGCCGTCCAAGGTGAAGGCCTTCGTCGAGTTGGCGACGACGTGCTCCTTGAACGCGAACGGCCCAGCCTCCCTGGTGCGCTCGGAATTCGAGTACGACATCCACGCCAGGAAGACGTCGTCGAGCTGGCCCTGATACAGCGAGTCCAGGCCCGGGATTCCGATCAGCAGACCCACCCACGACAGCAGGTTTTTCATGGCGATCTCGATGCCGGCATTGACCCAGCCCGGGCTCTTGCCGCCGACGATCACCGAGGTCGCCAGCGGCTTGTGCACCGCGACCTCGGACGCGCCGATACCGGAGTACTCCCCTGGCAGGTACCAGACGTGCGGGAAATTGCGGGTGGTGCCGAGCGGGCCGGTGCTCGCGTACACCGCTTCGTACTCGCTCTGGGCGTTGAAGTTCGGGTAGCGCACCGGCGTGGTGTCGTCGATGAAGTCCTCGAACCACGACACCAGGCCGTCGATCAGCGTGCCGGTCGGGCCGGTGACACCGGACTTGTCGGTCGTCCACAGCACCACAGTGGGCCGGTCGAGATGGAACCATTCCGGGGCGGGCTGCTCATCCTCGCCGGGAATGTAGAACTTGGCCTCGAGCAGCACACCGCTGTCATCGAGCCACTGCGCGAAGAACGCGTCGGCCATGTCGAAACGCGCAGTGCCAGCCGCCCATTTGCTGGTGTCGGTGAGAATCCACACCGGCACCATCGCGATCGGCCACAGGCTGTCGCCCGCGCGCACCCACTCGGGGGCGTCACTCCACTGCTCGGGGTAGGCGTTGCTCTGCTGCCGGATCAGGTTGCAGGACATGTAGATCCCGATCAGCGATTCGGTCGGCCCGAACAGGACCATGTGCCGGGGCCATTGCGCGAGGATCGGCGCGAACGGCGAGGCCCACAGGGCGGTGGTGGCGATGTGCTGCCAGCAGTGGATCGCCTCCACGTCGATGTACTCGGTGCCGTCCTCGTCGCGCACCAGAGCGACCCGGGTGATGTAGCCGTCCCAGCGAAATGCCTTGGTGTTCACCGTGATCGGCGCGGTGCGATTCTCCGGTCCGACGCCGTCTTCGTCCGCCCGGAACAGGTGATCGAAGTACAGGGTGTCGCGGGCCAGCTTCATCTTCAGGCCGCCTGCGGCGTTGCGCGCGTAGGTGAATTCGACCGAGAGATAGCGGCCTTCCTCGCCGACCTCCTGTAGATACTTGTCCCAGTAGCGGACGGTGCAGGTTTGGTCGGCGCGGTCGGCGTCCTCCTGGCGCTGCGCCAGGTCCATGCGGCGCACCTCAACGGCGCGGTCCCACGTCATCAGAACGGCCTCGAGCTGCGTGGTGTCACGGTGACGGTGATCTCCGATTCGGTGGTGCCGCCGTCGGACACGGCCACAGCGATCGGCAGGGACGACCACGGGTCGATCGCCCGGAACCAGCGGCGGCCCGCGAGCTGGCCCCACACGTTGCGCCCGGCCGGGACCGCACCGGAGTAGACGCGGGCCGTGCGGTGCCGTGGGTGGGTGTCGATGCGCAGCGTCTCCCCGGCCAGGATCACCGGGGTTTCGACGATGCGGGTCGGGTCGTCCTCGAGCGGGTCGCCGATGCGCCACCGGCCCGGCCCGTTCATGGTGTAGCGCGGCCACGCGGGCTGGTCGGCGCCGTTGCGCGCCAGCAACACACCCTCACCGAACGCGTTGGAGTTGACCCAGGTCTGCGTCTCCTCCAGGTGGTGCGCCAGCGGGTCCATCGCGACGGCCGACATCTGGTACCCGATCGCCGCGTTGCGTGCCGGGTCGATGTCGCCAAGCGGCTGCGGCGGGCCGTCGAGCTGCCACAGCCCATACCGCCATCCCTGATGCCTCGTGAACCACCCGACCTTGAACGGCTTATCGGTGGACCAGCCGCGGAACCACGCATCGTGGATCGCGTGGAATCCGCGCACGGTGTCACCCCGAAGGAAGACGTTGAAGTCCCACTCCTTCTTCGACCGCACCGACCGCAGGAATGTGGCACCGTCCTGCCGCGCCTCCTCACTCACGAGCAGCGTGGTGGGCGCGAACATATGCCCGGTCTGCGCGGTGAGCTTCACGCCTTCACGCCCGGCGCCGACACCATGCAGGTGCCAGCACCGGCCGTGGATATCCCAGCCCACGATCTTCGTGGCCTCATGCAGCAGCAGCGGATTCACCGGCCGAAACCTCCTTGCCGCATCGTCGCCAGATTCGTGCGCCGCACGACGCGCTCGACCGCGGCCGCCGCGCCCTCGGGAGACATGCCGGTGTTGTTGACGGTCATGACCGTGCCGCCGGACATCGCTCCCATGCCGAGCATCGAGGCGCCGGTCGAGAGCATCTCTTTCCAGTTGTCGCCGACGAACGACCCCAGCTCGGATGCGGTCGACTCCCACTGCGTCGCGGCCTGCGTCGACAAATTCGCGAGCGCCTGCTCGGGCGAGCTCGCCATGTACCAGGGCGCGTCACCGTTGAACAGCTCACCGGTCAGCGGCATGCCGGTGAGCGGGTGGTCGGCCTGCTCGGTGGTGGCCGGGGTATCGGTCGCCGGTGTGGTGGTGGCGGGGTCGGTGCCGGGCGTTCCGTCGGTCGTGCTCGGCGCCACGGTGGACGTGCCGGTGTCGGTGCCGAGCGAGCTCCCGCCGGTCAGGTTGTCGACCCACACGTGCACGGGATTGCTGGCCGATCCGGCGTCGGTGCCGGTGCCGGTGCCGGTGCCCGGCGCGGTGAGACCACCGCCGGTACCGCCCGATCCGCCGGACCCCGCGCCACCGCCGGATCCGCCGGTGGCCGGGTCGCCGGACATCGGCCAATAGAACTGGAGCGGGAAGTCGGCCGCCCCGCGCGCGCCCGCGCCGACCTCGACACCGTCCGTGCCGGACGACTCGATGTTGGTTCCGGCCAGGGTGCCGGCCATGTGGCTGTTGGGTCCGCCGCCGCCGCGCTCGATCCCGATCGAGTAGTCGTTCGGGCCACCGAGACCACGCTTAAAGCCCATCGCCTCGAAGTCCGATTCGGTGGTGAAATACCTTGTGCCCGTAGGCTTCCCGGTGAGCTTGGCCCACACATCGGACTGCAAGCCCGAGCAGTCCCACGACGGCGATGCCACCCCGCCGTACTGGTACGGGGACCCGGCCGCGCCGCGCGCATAGTCGAGCGCCTCTTTGATGCCGCCGTTCGCGAAGCCCTCGACACCGAGGCGGCGGCCGACCTCCTGCCAGATCGCCAGCGACCTAGACCTTTTCGACAGTGCGAGCGGGATGAACGCCTCGCCGCCGGTCTCACCCTCGGCCCACTGCACCCAGCCGCCGCCGCGCCCGGGCGCGATCATCGCCTGCTCAGGCAGCTTCCCGTTCGCGAAAGACCAGATGCCTCCATCTGCATTCTGCGCGGTCGGGATGCCGAGCAGCTGCTGGTTGACGCCAACGTTGATCGCGCTCTGGTTCGTGTTCTTCGTGACGAACGCGTCGAGCGCGGCCTGTGCGGGCGCCGTGTCGGCGGTGACCTTGGTCTCGACCGGTCGGCCGCCGTTCTGCTTGATCCACCCGTCGAGGGTCTTCTGCGCGTCGGCGGTATTCGCCGAGACCTCGAACCGGCCGTCGGGCAACTGGGTGACCTTGAGCCCGAGCCCTTCCAGCGCGGCGGTCTGCTCGGGAGTGTTGGAGTCGATGACGATGTTCTTGCCGTTGGGCAGGCCCAGCACTTCGTCGCCGAGCGCGCGTGTGACCAGCTGCGCGTTCTTCGCCTCCTCGGCCGACTCCAGAAATGCGGTCCGCATATTCGCCAGAGCGGGGCGGCCCTTTTCGTCGATCGCGTCAGCGAAGCCGATCATGCCGTCGGCGGCGCCGTTCATCTTGTCCTGCACGGATTTCAAGGTGTTGCCGAAATCCTCGATGCCCTTATTACCGGTCAGCTTGCCGATGGCGACGGCCGCCGTGCCGATGGGATCGAGAATGTTCTCGAGCATCTGGCCCGCACCCCGAACAAACCACGCCAAATTCGTCAATGTGGTCGAGGTCCACAGCATGAGAATGTCGCCGAGGGTAAAGGCCGCCTCACCGACCTTGATGAAGAACCCTGTGATTTCAGGCTGGTGCGTTGACACCCAATTGGCGACCTTCTCCAACGTCGGCCCGAATGCCTGCGCGAGCGAATTCTGTACGCCCTGCATCGACACCTCGATCGAGCGTTTCGCGCTCTCGATCGACGACGCCGAATTGCCCCCCATTGTGGCGATCGCATTCTCGGCCGCGCCCGTCGAATCACCGAATTCGTCCATCGCGGCGGACGGGTCCCACTGCGCGAGCGAGTCGATGAAGTCACCGCTCGTGTCGCCGAGCAGCGCCATCGCCGCAGTGTTCCGCTCGGTCGGATCTTCCAGCTCGCGGATCTTGTCGAAGGCCTGGTCGAAAGCCTCGAAAGCCTCGGGCCCGCCCTTCTTGAAAGCCTCATACATTTCGTTGCCGTTGAGGCCGATACCGTCGAGAGTCTCGACGATCGTCTCGCCCTCTTCTGTGACACGGCGCCCGAATTCGCGCATGGCGTCACCGGCACGGTCGGTATCCGGGGCACCATTCTTGATCGACTGAGCGATCAGCGCGAAAGCCTGCTGCCCGGAAAAGCCCGCGTTCTTCCAGCCGTTCGCATACTGGTTGACCGATTCGAGCAGGTCCTCGTTCGCGAGTCCGTTCGTGGTCGCGCTGGACGCGAGCATGTCGAATGCCTCATCAGCGCTATCGGCCAGACCATTCTTCAACAAGTTCGACACAGCTTTGGTGGACTCGGCAATGTCCCCGCCGATCAGTTCGTTCACGCCCTGCAACGAATTGATGACGTACTCGATCTCAGCGACCGGCGCATCGGCGGAGAAGATCCCGGCCTGCATTGCCTGCCCGGCCAACTCCATATTCTCTTGGACCGATTCACCGAACGCCGAGGTGTAGGACCGGCCCGCCGCAGTACCGATCTTGCGCATCGTCGCATCGTCGACGCCGAGCTTCGCCTGTGTCACGTCGGCCAGGCGCTCGCGTTCCATGCCCGCGCTGATCGACGAAATCAGGATGCCGCCCGCGGCGATACCGATCACGCCGACAGCCGCGGCGATGGGACCGGCTTTGCCGCCCATGCTCTTGAGCTTGTCGGCGATCCCGCCACCGGCGGCCTCGCCCGCGCTCTCGCCCGCGTCCGCACCGGCGTTGCCGAACGCGCGGTCGAGCTCGCGGGGCACGCCGCTGGTGTCGGTCACGATCGACACGTACGCGGTAGCCAGCTCCATACCGTCAGCCATCAACCCTCCTTCGGGTCACCAGCCGAGGAATGCATCCATGTCCTCGACCGACATTGGGGTTGTGCCGATCTGCTCGCGGTCGTCCTCCACACCGGGACGCGGGATGCGTCGCGGTGGGCGTGCGCCAGGCCGCTGCGCTGCCTTGGATTTCGTCCACGCGATCCACCGCAGCGAGTCGGCGATATCGGCGAGCAGCAGCTCACCGAGACGCCACTGCGCCGAGTCCGGGTTCAGGGCACGCGACAAGGCCGAGTCGGGCGGCGCGCATTTACAGATCGCCCACAGGTCCGACCACGAGAGCGCGTCCGTGCCGAGATCACGCAGCCGCAGACCGAGGCCGATGAGATCGAATTCCAGGGGTACGCGGTGAGCCTCGATCAGGACGTCGAGGCTTCGGATTCCCCCAGCGTGATCCCCGAATGCTTCGCCCACGCGTCCATCAGCGCCTCGAGTTCGTCGGGGTAGGTCTCGTCGATGGCCTTGAGCGAGGCCTCGGTGCCGGTCTCCTCGATCACGAACCACATCGCGGCCCGATCGCTGAGCCCGCGCAGGCGCCGCACGAGACCGGTCTGCAGGTAGGTCAGCGACGGCAGTTTCACCTCGGTGCCGTTGAGGTCGTAGACGAAGTCGTCCTTCACCCGCTCGAGCGGGGCCGGTTCCTCCTTACGGGGGCGACGAGTGTTGCGTCGAGGTGTAGCCATGGCGCGCAAGCCCTTTCATCGGTGGTGCGGTGCAGGGCCCGGCGGCGGCCGGTGGGCCTGCGCGAAAGGTGACCGGCCGCCGCCGGGGAATGGGACTACGGCGCGAACACGCCGTCGTCGTAGTAGCGGTATGCCTTCACGCCGGTCGCGTCCGGGAACGCGTCGACCACGATCGGAAAGGCCAAGAGGCCGCCCACCACGTACGGGTTCTCCGAGACGGTGGAGATCTTCGCGTCCGGCAGGACGATCCGGTACCGCTTCGCCTCGTGCGCCATGTCGAAGATCCACGCACGATGCGGCAGCACCGCGCCGTTCTCCGCGACCGCGATCTTCGTACCGGCCGACGAGGTCGCCGGGGTGACGGTGACCTGGTCCTCGCCGAATACCTCCTCGAGGACGTCCGGGTCGAAGACGTTGTAGAGGGTCAGGCCGAATCGGACCGAGTGCTCGGTCTGCAGCTGGGCGATGATGTCGGCGTTCCAGTCCTTGATCGCCTCGACGGTCCGCTCGCCCTGCGGCTCGATGCCCTCCTCGGACACGTAGCCGAGCTTCTTGAAAGCGACGCCGGGGACCGTGGTTTCGTCGGTCGGCAGGGTGGTGCCGAGCGGCGCGACCATGATGCCGCCGGTCGTCGAAATAGCCGGCGCGCCCGCACCGATGAACTTGCTCGATCGAATACCCACGATGGGCTCCCTTCGGATCTGCGCAGGCCCTTGGGAGTGGAAGAAATTTCAGAGCACCGAGCCACGCAAATGCAGCTCGGCCGTGACGAGATACCGGGGACTCCCGGAGTCGAGGTCCGGCGACGGGACCATGCCGAGATCGACGATCCGATCCGACCACGCCGCACCGAGCCAGCCGGGCGCGGCAGCACCGAGCAGCGCACGCACCACCGCAGCGAGATTCGCCGCGCCCGGGGCCGTGCTGTCCCAGCACTCGAACACCACCGTCGCCCGGTCGGTGACAATGTCACGCTGTGCGCCACCCGTCCGGACGATGCGCACGATCCGCAGCGGCCGGGGGTTGGGCATCTTCGTGGCGACCGGCACTGTCAGCCCGTGGGCGGCGAGTGCTGGCCGCAGCCACCCAACAACCACGGCCTCGGCGTCCGGGAACACCAGCAGCTCGGACATCAGCGGCCCGAGTTCAGCGCACGCAACAGCGTGTGGTTCTTCGCGTTGTCGCGGATCGCGTCGAACGTCTTGGTGTAGACGCCGACACGCCACCGGCCCTGCGGACTCTTCTCGCCCTGGCTCGACGAGATCCCATACCCGGCAGCCTCACCGCCCGCCGCGTCGAGCACCGCGTGCCCGCGGCGACCCAGATCACCGCGGAAACCGGGAGCGCGCCGCAGGTCGTAGAGCCCGCCGCGCTTCATCTTCAGTTTCACCTTGCTGCGTGCCATCAGCCCTCCACCCTTCTCAGTCCGACCTCGCCGCCCGGGTTCCATCCGAACGGATTACCGTCGGCGCCACGCACTTCCCCGACGACCTCGTACTGCCCGGCGGGCCCGTACGGCAGATCGACGACATCGCGCGCCGAGAGCACAAGCCCGGGCGGGACGCCAAGGACTACGTCGACGACCACACGGTCATGCCCGGCCACGGCCGGTTCAGTCGAGGAAGGGACCGCCCACCCGATCACCGCGGCCTCGGTGCCGGCCTGCTCGAGCGGCGGCGTATAGACGACCGCGGGGTTGCCGTGACCGTCGGTGCCGCCCTCAGACCAGCGGTGCACGCCGATCCTGTGCGGGGTAGGGAAATCGTGCTCACCGCTCATACAGCGGCCACCCCTGCGTGAGGATCGCACCGCACGAGCAGTACGTCGCACCGAAGTTGATCGAGCAAATGTCGGCGTGCACAACCACGCCGAGGGTGCCGAGGGTGTCGACGTTGTACGCCTTGCCGCCGCCCTCACCCGCGCAGAGCTTCTGCAGCTGCTCGATCTCCGACGGCCAGAACAGGCCCTTACGCGGCTGCGAGGTGTCGATCGTCTGCGCGTACCCGAGCGCCGACTGCGACACCTTCGCGCCCGATCCTGCGTCGTTCCATCGCAGGATCGCGGCGCGAAGGATCGCCTTCACCGCAGCCGTCTTGGCGAACTCGGTCTCGGCGATGCAGGGGGCGACCTCCTTCGCCATCGCCTCCGCGTCCTCGATCATCGCCTCGGCCTTCGGCCCGGCGATCGTCGCGAACGGCGTCAGGTCGCTCGGCTCGATGAAGTCGCCCACCGCCTACTCCTGTCCCGTGCCGGTTTCAAGCTCGACGATCAGATCGTCGGCCTCGTCAGCGGTGACGTCCTTCCACGCGCTGATCTTCCGGTCGAGCTGGTCGGACAGATGCGCGAGCTTGGCCGCGCGTTCCACGTGGCCCGCCGCCTCGAGCAGCTTCGACAGCTTGCGCTGCTGAGCCTGCGACGAGCTGCCGTCGACGGCCTTCCCCGCGACGAAGGGCGCCCACTCGCGGCCGAGGGTGGCCGCAGTCTCGTCGTCGACGTCGACGACCGAGCCGGTGTCCTTGTTCTTGAACTTGGGCATCAGGCCACCGCGTCCTTGACCACGGCGAAGCGGTTCGTGAACACGTACCAGCCGTACACGATTTCCAACCGCAAGGCGATCTGGTTGTTCCGCTTCAGGTCGCCCTGCCCGTCCGGGTCGCCGAAGCGGATCAGCTCGACAGGCAGCTCACGCTGCACACCCCAGCGGATACCGTTCTGGAAGTCACCGACAATCGCACGGACCTTCGTGTCGGCGGCCTCCGGGGTGCCCGACACAGTGTCGCCCTGCGCCACGGGCACGCCCATGAAGCTGGTGACATCGGTGCCGAAGCCGAGCTGCGGGTAGCGCTGACGGCTGGTCTCGCCGGTGCCGTCGCGCTCCATCAAGTTTGCCAGCGACCACGAGAAACGCGGGTCGAAAGCTGCGCCGTTCACCGCGACCGGCGCGGCCTGGTTCACCAGCAGCCCGACCGCAGCCTTGAAATCGGCGTCGGCGTCAGCCGTGTCGATCTCCACGTTCTTGGTGGTGGCCGTGACGTAGTTGTCCCAGCTCGAGATCACCGTGCCCGTGAGCGGGTTGATGCGGTGGTACAAACCGAGGTCCAATGCTCGGGACAACGCGACCTGACCGGCGGCGCCCAGCTCGCGGAAGACCCCGAGCTGGTAGTCCTCCTCCGCCCACTGGACCTCCTGGTTGAATCGCATCGTCACCTGAGCCTTCTTGGGCTTGACGGTGACGAAGCTGAATCCGCCGGTGGTGTGGCCCTTCTGCGCGCCCTCAGCCACGAACTCGGCCTTCGGCAGATCGTTGAAGGTGATGATGTCGGTTTCGCCGAAACGCTGCGGCTCCCGGTTCGAGAGCTTTGCGACGGTCGACGTGGTGCGAGTGGCCGTGACCATGCCGTCCGCGATGTTGCGGGGCATGAGGACCTTCGCCTCGGTAGTGCCGAAAACGGCCATGATCTGTGCTCCTTATCGGAATGCTCAGCTGCTGAACAGCTGGCGCACGGCAGCGCGCTCGGCGTCTTCGCTCGGGCGCTGAGAGGTTCGCCCTTCGCGGGGCGCTGAGTTTCGCTTGGACTTGTCCGACGTTCCGCCGACGAGGCGGGCGACCTGCTTGAGCAGCAGCTCGGGATCGGATGCGGTGAGGAACAGCTCGGCGTCCTCGTCGCTGATCTTGTGCAGCTTCACGAGGTGATCGCGCAGCCCTTCGGCGACCTTGCCCGGGACACCAGCAATCGCGGCGTCGGCTGCGGCCTTGGCGTCAGCTGCCTTCTGCGTCTCGGACTTCTGTTCGTCCTCGAGCTTCGCCAACTTCGCCGCCGCCGAGGCGTTCGCCTTGGACTTCCTCTCCCACTCGCGGGACTGCTTCCTCCAGTGCTCGACCGTTTCGGTCGGCTTCTGCTCGCCACCGTCGCCGCCGTCGCCGTCGGTATCCGTTCCGGATCCGCCGTCGCCACCTTCGCCGCCCTCACCCGAACCGCCGAGGACCGGCCACACCGGGCCGCGGCTGGTGACACCGATCGCCTGTAGACCGGTCACCGGGTGGATAGGCAGTGTGCTGTCGGACATGTGTTCTCCCGTTTCGGGTTGGCCTCCGCCGTTGCGGCGGAGGAAGTCTCAGAGGTTCGCGGCGATCCACGTCTGCACGCGCTCACGGTCGGCGGCCTTGGTCTCCTCGGACCGGCGCCGCGCCGACGGCGCGAACTCCTTCGTGATCGCCCGCACCTGCTCGCGGTTGAACGCGGGCGCGGCATTGCAGTTGCAGTGGTCGTGGCTCTTGAAGTCGACGGTCTTCTCGCTGTAGACCGCGCCGCGGCCGACGAGCATCGCGCAGAAATCGCAGCCGCCCGACCCGATCCGCATCCACCCACCAGCGCGCGGGTCAGCAATCGACGACCGCACGACCACATCCCGGGACTGATTGACGATGCGCCGCTGCACACCGCCGAGGATCATCTGCTGGAACGCCTGTTCGTCGGCGGCCGTCGCCGTCGCCCACCCGACCAGCGAGCTGGCGCCGGTACTGGCCGGTGCCTCCACGATCGGCGCGAAACGCCCGGGCACACCCTCGACTTCGCGCAGCTGGTCGTAGTAGTCGGCCGCGATGCTCTGCGCCGCACTGCCGTAGGTATCGATGATGTCGGGCAGCAGCTCGTACAGAGCGTCCGGACCAGCGTCACGGACCATCGCCCACAGGTCCCGCATATCGGACTCGGCGAGGATCATCAGGTCACGGACCGCGCGGCGGAACGCCTCGTACGGCGTCACGATCAGGCCGTCACCGGCTGCTCGTCGACCGACTCATCGGCCGGGGCCGCGGCCGCCGAACCCGGCGCAGGCTGGCCGCCGCGCGCTGCCGCTGCGGCGGTGAGCTTCTCCAGCACACCAGACCCAGCGAGCCGCCGCTTCTCCGACAGTGCGCGCCGACGCTGCTGCTCGGTCAGACCGAGCAGCTCGAGACCGACCTCGGTCTCTGCCAGCCACGGCACCGCCGAGAGCTGCTTCATACCAGCGTCGGCCTGCGCGGCCCGGGACAGGTGCACCGGCGACCGCCACTTCGCCTGAATCGTCTTGAACGCGTCCGGAATCTCGTTGGCCCCGTTCAGGATCGCGAGCCCGCGAGCGATCGAGCGGCGCATCGGCAGCGACCAATCATCGGTCGCGCCTTCCGCTTCGGAGATCAGGTCCTCGCGTGACGCGATGTAGCTGTCCGCCGAGGTGGGGTTGCTCATGTCCGAGACACCGAGCGAGGTCAACGGTATCGAGGTCTCGCCCGAGAACAGCTGCGCCTGCTGCTTGAGCGTATCCAGATGCGGCTGCGGCGAAGCCGGCATGATCTGCTTCACGTCCGCGCGCGGATTCGCCGCGTCATCGTCGTCCGGGATGCCCTTGATCCGGCCCATCATCGTCTGCCACACGCCACGCGGAGACCCGTCCGGATTCTTGAACACCGTCTCGTCGGCACCGAGCAGCATCATGTCCGGCCAGCTATACGCGTCCTCGTGACCCTCGAGCCGGATCACGGTCCGCAATGCCGCGTCATGCATGCTGATCACCGGCCGCGAAATCCGCGACGACCCGAAAGGTCGCAAGGTGCTCGGCCGATACGGCAGCATCTCGGCAGGCACACCCCATGGATGCTCTGTGCGATCGACCTGCCACCCCGACGAATCGCGCACCGCGGTGATCGTCTCGCCATCGAGGTAGAGCACCAGGCCGGACGGCCTGCCGTCGCTGTCCCAGTCCGTCACCGAGAGCAGGTTGTCGAGCCGGTGGCGGCGCCCGTTCCAATCGCCGGTGGCCGACAGCGCGTCCTTCACATGGATCAAGGACTCCGGCTCGTCGTCGATACCCACTGTGTTGATGAGAAACGCCGGGCCGTAGGTGAGCGAGGAGGTGATGACGTTGTTCGACTGCGACGCCCACGCATTGTCCTCGAGCAGTACGGACAGACCGACCGAATCGAGATCCCCGTCGTCCCAGGTGAACCCCTCCAGGTTGCACCGGCGGGCGAGGATGTCGACAGCCTTGGCCGACCAGCCGAGCACGATCCCGAGCCGGTAGTACTGGCCGGGCAAAATCTGCGTCAGCTGCCGCACCGCGTTCTTGCCGTCGTAATAGCCAGCACGCAGCAAGTTCCGCGGCAGCCGCGCGGCGAGCTCGTCGAGCAGCCGATTCACGAGCGCGTTCTCGTCGTCATCGAGATCGGAGATGAACACCGTGTTCCTCACCTAGTTCTCCTCCCCATGCTCGACCGGCGGCCACGGCCGCCGGTGCTTGTCGGTTTCGTCGTCGACATGGCACCGAACAGCGCGAGCGTCATGCTCACGATCGGCGCGATGTATGAGGTCTCGTCTCGCAAGTCCCAGCCCCAGCCGCCCGCCTTGCCGATCGGCCGCCGCCGCGCGTCGCGCACCGCATCGTTCACGAGGTCTTGGTCGGCGTGTGTCCACCGCCCGGCCTTCGTCTTGCCGTAGAGCTGCCCGCACGCCTTCGCCATATCCGGGCCGTTGGTCACGATCACCCGCACACGGCGTGCCCGCAACGGCGGACCGAGCTCGGACGCCGGCGACTGCGCGTCGAGCACCACCGGCATCCGCCGACCGGCCCGCGCCGCGATCCACGCGACCGCCGCGTCCGTGTCATTGCCCGCCCACACTTCCTCGCCGTGAGCATGCTCGACACTGTCCGGATCAATCCAGCACGCCGACACCGAGATCTCGCGATCGTGGGACATGTCCACGCCCAGAGCCCGCGGCTTGGTGCCGTCCGGCGGGCCCGGTGCCCGCATCGCTGCCCACGCCCGCGACGACCACACCGGGCCCTGCAGGCTGAGCTCATCCCAGATCCCGCGCGCCTCGCGGTTCCACGAGTCCTCGGATTTCAGCAGCTTGCGCAGCCGCAGCATCGCGCGATGCGTCGTCCGGTGCGGGTAGCTGGGATTGCACTTGCGCAGCTGCTCGGTGTCCATCGGGTCCGTGCCACGATCAGCGCTGAACTCCACATACAGCGTGGTGTCGTCGTCACCGTCGAGGGCTTCCTGCCGCAACGTGGTGAACGTCTCGCCGGGATCCTTCGGCCTCGGCGGCGTGCCCATGAAGAACGTGAGCGGGTTGCGCGCCACGTTCTGCGCGGCCGCCATGTCCTCGAGGGTGGCCTCGCCGAGGATCTGCGCCTCATCGAACACCAACACGTCCACGTCGGTGAAGCCACGACCGAACCCGTTCTCACGCGCGCCGAACAGGATCCGAGATCCGTTGCGGAACTTGATGGCCTTGTCGCTCTTGCCGCGCGTGACCTGCTGGACGTGCGCCGCTACCTTCGGCCGCTTCGCCATCCCGTCGAACGTCTCGAACGTCTCGTCTGCCGTCTTCGTCCGGTGCGCCGTCCAGATCACCGTCAGCCGCGGGAAGATCAGGCACAACGCGAAGATGATGCACCCGATCAAGTAGGTCTTGCCGACCTGCCGAGGAATGGACAGCACGACCGCGTCGGCGGCGTACAGCCCGTCGCGCCGCTTGGACAGGATCAGGCGACCGGCGTCGTCCTGCCACTGATCGAACCGCCAGCCCAGCCGAAAGCAGGTGTCGCGCACCCGCGGCCACCCAGTCGAGACGATGTCGTTCGGCGCGACGACATGCCGTGCGAGGACCGACAGACGCCGCTCAGACGTAGGGGCGAGCGGCGGCACCTAGTACCCCGTACCGTCCCAAGCCTCGTCAGCGGTGTCCGCCACCACCGACGCCTCATCGGAGCGCACCAGCTCAAGCGCCTCGATCTCCTTGCCGATCGCCAGCTGGTTGCGCGCCAGCGGCGACAGGTCCCGGGCCGGGGTCTTCGGGTCGTCCATCGCCCGCGCGATCCGGCGCCGCATCGCGCGCAGCTCCTCGAGCCGGTCACCCGCGTCGGCCGCCTCGACGATGCTCAGCGGCTTCTCGGGCGCGGCCGGTGCCGGGGGATCGGCTGGTGCCGCAGGCGCGGCGGTGGAGTCGACGACGGTCAGGTCCGGCTTGCCCGCCCGGGTGGTGCGGGTCCGGCGCTCACGAGGTGGCACCCGCTCACCTCCTCGGGAGAAATTTTCGCGGTGGGGGGTGGCCGCCTATGCCCTGGGCTGCGGAGCAGGGCCGGGGAGGGGTCCCTCCCCCACCGGTTGCCGGGGCTGTGTGGCTTTCTGGGCGGTTTGGGCTGCTCGGGGGTCGGATTCAGCCGCCGAGCGAGGTCTGATGGCTCTGCGTGGCAGCATCTCGCTACTTGTGACAAACCGCAGGTCAGGCGGTAAAATCGTTGGTATGCAGTCGATTTCGTGCACCATGTGCGGGCGGTCTCGTGAGTGGTCGGGCCGTGGGCCTCGGCCGTCGACGTGTGGTGCGCGGTGTCGTCAGCGGCTGCACCGTATGCCGGCCTCGATGCCCGAGGTGATGACGAGCGCACCGAGGTGGACTGCGCGGGACGGCAAGCGGCCGGTACAGGTGTCGGGCCGCCCTGCGTCGAGCACTGATGCGAGCACGTGGACGACGCATGATCGTGTGGCACAGCGTGAGCACGGTGTGATGCTGGGCGATGGTCTGGCGTGCTGGGATCTCGACGGGGTGATCGACGACGAGGGGCGGCTGCATCCTGACGCGGCCGCGCTGCTGCAGGTGGTGGGGACGCGCGCCCTGTGGGTTGAGCGCAGCATGAGCGGCCGGGGTCTGCACGTGTTCGTGCGAGGCGCTGAGCAGCCCGCTCAGGTGGGTAAGCGGGTGTCGTATTACTCGCGTCAGCGGTTCATTGCGGTGAGCGGTGTCCGGTACGCGTGATCACCATGTGCGGTCGGTGACGAACGCTCGGGGTGGTCGTCGGGTGGCGTACTCCTCGGGCGCCTTGTCGCTCTTGGCGCGGTTGCATGAGCGGTGTGCTGCCTGCTTGTTCTCGATGGTGTCGGCACCGCCGAGGGCTAGCGGGATGATGTGGTCGACGACGAATGCGCCAGGGTCGAGGTAGTGGAGGCTGTAGTCGATCTCAGCCTTGCAGATCCCGCATGGCGCCTTGGTGCGTCGGATCTGGGCGCGGTGCTTGTCGCGGGTGGTGGTGTTGCGGGCGACGGGGTCTCGCTTCGGTCGACTGGTCACGGCCATCGTTGCCACCGTGCGAGTAGCCCGACCGCCCAGCCGATGAGGCGGTCGAGCCAGTCGGGCATGGTCACTTCCGTTGGGTCTGGAGTGCGTCGGCGATGGCCTTGCCTGCCTCTGCGATCGAGCTGTAGTCGGCAACCTGTCTGACGGCGACGCCTGGTGTCGTGGCCGTGTAGGTGACGGGCAGGTCGATGGTGGCGACCTCGTGGAGCTCGGTGCTGCCGTGTACGAGCATCAGCACGTCGACCTTGATCACGTCGGGCGTGTGCGCCATCACCACGCCCAAATGCCGAGCGGCGCAACGTACATCGGCTGTTCGAGGGTGCGGGGCGCGGTGGTGAGCCAGCAGCCGAGCAGCAGGCTGAGCAGGTCGACGAGGGTCATTCTGTCGCGCCCAGGACGTAGCGCTCAGGCGCCCCGGCGTTGAGCTCGCGAGCCCATTCCTCGCGTGCCAGCTCGACGTCCTCGGCCAGCGGCGCGAGGATCTCATCGGCCGCGCTGGCGATGTCGGGCATTCCGGTCGCCAGCTCGGTGACTTCGCCGATGGTCACAGCAGTGCGCCGACGATCGCGCCGACGACGTCGATGACGGCCAGGCCGAGGCGCTCGAGGTCGATGGCGTTGGCGATGGCGCTCAGGGTGGACAGCATGGTGGCTCCTTCGAACTGTTAATCGAGAGTGAATGGTTGCGGCGGCAACCCCCATTCCGCCGCCCGGCGCGCGAGCTCTCCAACCGTCGCTGCTGCACGATGTGCGCGGGTCGGGCCGCCGGTTCCGGCACTGATATGCGAGAACCCCCTGAGCAGGGGGGAGGCTCAGGGGGTTCAGGGTGACCGATCAGTCTCGATAGGTCACGCGCAATATAGAGAGTACAGCAGGGACTCGGGAAGGCGTGCAGGTCAGGGCTATGCGGTGCGTCGGAGGGTGCGGTGCTGGTGCTGCTGGTGGTGGGCGAGGACGTCGCCGAGCCGGTAGAAGTGCACGCCCTCGTCAACGTCGCAGGCCTTGAGGCCCTTTCGCACGAGGTAGCGGACGCGGTCGCGGTTGAGGCCGCGGCCGAGGTCGCCGAGCCGGTAGGCGATGCGTTCGATCTCGTAGGCGGTCATCACGGACCGGTTGGCGGCCTCAACGCGGGTTCGGTCGATGGGCTGGTCTTCGGGGTGGCCGACGCGGGCTTGCAGAGTCGCGACGGCGCCGAGGATTTCGTCGTACGCCTGGTCGGCGCCGTGGGTCATGGCGAGGTCGATCACGTGCCGGTCGAGCCAGCGCGCGAGCGCGGTGAGTGTGTAGGCGGGCGGGTTGAGGCCTCGCTGGTCGGCGACGAGGCGGGCCCAGTGGTCGAGGGTGTCGGTGGCGTCGGCGTGCATGGTGGCGACGGCGATGTCGATGGGTGGTGTGGATTGTGGGGGCCGTCGTGTGCCGACGGCCGCGCCGCGCCGGGATTGGCGGATGTAGGCGGCGTCGAGGTGGGGCACGAGGTCGGGGATTTCGCGCAGCTCGTCGACCAACTTCTGGCATTCGGCGCGGGTGAGGAACAGTTCGGTGTCGGCCACGACGGCTCCCTTCATCAGTCCAGCGGTGTGACGGTGATGTGCACGCCCGGGGTTTCGCCGATCTCGGCCAGCCGTTTGCGGGCGCGGATGTCGGTCACCTGTGAGTCGTCGGTGTAGGCGATGCCGGTGATGGCGTCGAGGATCGCCCGGGTGAGCTTGTCAAGATCCGGCTTCTTGACGGCTGGTGGTGTGCGTCGCTTCGGGGTCGAGACCGGCCTCGGCCGGACGAACAGCAGGTCGATGCCAACCGGGACGCCGGCGGGGGCGAGGGTCCAGCCGTGTGCGTGGGCGGCCAGGGCGACGCGTTCGCGCCAGGGGCCGACCTTCTTCGACGCCTCGAGCATCCGGCCGCGGCCGACGTGCCGCTTGCTGCCCTGTGGGGCTGAGTCGCCGGGTACGAACAGCGGGCCGGGGCCGTCCTCGTCGAACGGCGGCAGGTGGACGGTGGTGACGGTCGGAAAGTCAGCCATGGGCCTGCTCCTCGGTCTGGTCGATGAGGTCGGCCAGCGCGCGCAGCGTGACCGGCGACAGCCCGAACGGGCAGAACATGACCGGCTGGAACGTGCCGTCGACGACCCGGCCGACCTCGACGCCGTCCATGCGAACGATCTCGTCGTCGTCCTCCAGGCGGAGGGTGATGCGGGTTCCGGTGGGGCTGGTGATTTCAGGCATTGGCGGTGTCCTTCGTGGTCGGGGTGAATCGGTCGCCGCGGCCGTATCGCTCGGCGCACTCGCGGCATTCGCGGAATCGGATGGGGTGGCCGCCGCGGTCTTCGGGGTCGATCTCGGTGAATGCGTTGCCGGTCCACTCGGCGAGCTCGGCAGCGTTTCTGCCCGTCCACTGCCTCGCCTCGACGACGATCGGGCGCTTCCGGTACTTGCTCACTGCGCACCGCCCTGCGCGACGGGAGCGTGCACCGTGGCGTCGACGACGGCGGGCACGAGCACGAACTCTCGGCCGGTGATCCGGTTGGCGTCCATCGTGGTCGGCTTCATCAGCTCGGTGCCGGCGTCGGTGGTGCGGGACACCGAGCAGGTGACCGAGCAGATAGCCGGGCGTTCGTTGCCGTCGCGGGCGGGTGGCTGGTAGACGCCGAGGGTGGTGACGATCAGGTCGCGGACGTTGCTGGTGCGGTTGTCTCGGTAGTGGTCGCCGACGCGGACGGTACGGCCTCGGACGGTGGTGAATTCGGTGACGGGGTCGGTTTCGACGATCATCGGGTTTGCTCCTTGCGGTCTGCTGCTGCGATGGCCTGCTGGGCTCGCAGGCTCGGGGTGGGCTCGTAGGTTTCGGTCCGGCGGCCGATGGTGTGGGGCTTGCACAGGGGGCACGGGATCGGCCGGAGCTCCTCGTCGTGGCCGAGCCATCCGCCGCGGCATCGGGGGTCGTGCCACGGCGCGGACGGGTCGTCCGGCTCGAGCTCGTTTCCGGTGCGATCGAGGGTCATCCGGTCTTCACCGCCCGGTACTCGGCGTAGAACTCGCCGCCGAGCACAGAGGCGATCTCGTCGGCGTTGTTGCGCAGGTGTTCGGCGATCCACTCGACGATCTCGTGGGGCATCGCACCCTCGCCCAGGGTCGACAGCTCGGTGCCGTCGACGCCGTCGACGAGGGCGAATTCGTAGCGGTCTTCGCGGCGGACGACGGCGATGTGCAGGTCGACGCGGACGGTGCTCACGATGTGCTCCTGGTTGGTTTCGTGGCCGGATTGGCCTGTGGATAACTCGATTTCGGTCGCGGAATCGGCGCGGATTGCGCTCGCCGCTGCCCCCGTCCGCGCCGCGCATCGCCTGCCCGCAACGCCCGCGTCGACTAACGCAACGTGAATGCATGACGCACGGGGGGTTCTACGTAAGTACGTCCGTCCGTACGTAGCATCGGCGCATCGCATGAATAGGCATCTGCTTGTTGCAATGCTTGATGCATTGCTTGTTGCATCGCCTATCCGGCGTCGGCCTTCCCGCCGAGTGGGTCCTTTCCCCACCGCGCCTCGGCCGCTTTCCGCCCTCGCTCGCTGAGCTTCTGTTTGCGCTCCTCGGTCTCTGAGCTGGACTGTTGGAAATCCCGCCAGCCGTTGATCTCCCAGCCGCCCGGCACTGCGGTCCACAGCCCGAACCGCACCAGCGCGTCCGCGTCGGCCTTCCGCGCATGCAGGAAAGGCAGGCACGCTTTCGGCAGAAAACCGTCCGTCCCATGGGCTCCCGAGTAGGCCAGCGAGCACACCCACGCGAACGCGGCGGCATGCTTTTTGTCCTCGATCAGCTCCAGAATCTTCGGATTGCTGGCGAATTGTGTGTCGAGACGGACCCAAGGCAGGCCCATATTCACCCCGATTTCTGTCGTCGCGGGCCGACGACGGCCGCCCCGAACGGGCGGCCGTCGCGGTCTGTAGGAGGGTCATCACGGCTCGGAGTCCGCGGCGAACAGGTTGCCGTCGATCGTGTTCGCCTCGGCCAACAGGCCGGGCAGCCGATACGACCAGTCCCGGGAGTACTGGCGGGCCTCCTCGCCGCGGTCGTGGTCGAGCTCGCGTGCCGAGCAGTAGCCCAGGAACGACTCACCGCAGCGCACGTACACCCCCGCTTTCCCGAACCCCTGGAACTGCAACGGCGTGCCGTAGGCCTTCGCCGCCTCACCGAACCGCGAGACGAATGCACCGGTGACGGCCATCTCGTCGAGGCCGGTGGCCTGCGAGCGCTGCATCTGCTCGACGAGCTTCACCACGCTCAGCAGCGACGAGTCCTCGGCCGACATGCGGGGCAGCTGGAGGGCGCGGCCGTCGACCATGCCCGAGCAGTCGGTGACGCGCAGGTGGTCGTCGAACAGCTCGAGCCTCAACAAATGTTCGGGTGAGAGGCCGTCGCCGGTGCCCTTGCCGCCCTTGAAGATCGCGAGCAGCTTCGCCACGTCGTCGGGCAGCAGCTCGACGACGGCCAGGCCGTACCCGCCGGGGGGCGGATCGCCCCACAGGGACACGATCGCCAGCGCGCCGGTGTATCGGTCGGTCGCGGTGACGGTGACGTGCTGACGACCGAACTGGATCCGGACACGGTGGCAGCGGTGGTCCTCCTTGTCCGTGCTGGCATGCACACGCACTGCGGTGAGGGCCTGCCGGAAGTCGCCGGTGCCGACGACGACGGTCTCACGCATCGACATCACCCGACTTCGTTCCGGTCATGGCGTCGCCGACGGCGTCCACGAGGCGCTGCACGATGCCGGGATCGGCCATGCCGTACGCGGACCCGGCGAGCAGGGTCGCGGTGTGCTGCGCCTCGACGAGCTCACCGAGGCGGGCCTCGATGGCGAGCAGGGCGGACGCGACAGCCATGGCCGCGCGGGTGGGCGCGAAGTCCAGGTCGTCGCCGTAGGCGCGGGACAGGTTCTCGTTGGCGTCTCTGCGGTGCTTGTCGGCGGCGCTCACTGGGCACCGCCAGCGGTCGCGGTGGAGGTGCCGTGGATCAGGGCCTCGATCGCCTCGACCTCGCGGCCGGTGAGGTGCGCGAGAGCGCCGATCACCCGGCCGGTCTTGGCCTCGAGGAACTGCGCGCGCTCCTCGGCGGCCCCGTCCTCGCTGAGCCCGACCTCGTCCAGGAGGGCACCGAGCCGGGCGACCTGCTCGGCCGTCGCGACCGGGTCGTCCTCCAGGTGGGCGAGCAGCGCGATCGCCTCGTCCCATGTCAGCTCGGCCGCCGACGCGAAGCTGCGGTCGAAGAACGCGCCGATGGTGCCCAGCTTGTCGGCGGCCTCGGTGATGCCGCGCTCATCGAGCAGCCGCGCGACCTTGTTCTGTTGGGTGCGCGTCGAGGCCTTCGCGGGCTTGGCCGGAGGCTCCTCGGCGGGCGGCGCCGGGTCGGCGGCGGCAGGCTCGTCGGCCTGCTCGGTCTCAGCCGGTGCAGGCGGGGTCCATTCGCGCACCGGCGGGGCCGTCGCGGGCACCTCCTCGGCCAGCACCTCGGCCGCAGTGACCCGCTCGGACTGCACTCGCACCGGCTCAGGGGCGGGCTCGCTCTCGAGGTCCTCGATGGTGTGGGAGATGCCGAGCAGCACGTCAGGCGCGAGGCGGCGGCAGACGGTCGAAGCCGCTTTCGCCCACAGCATTTCTTCGGGCTGCAAGAGGTATTTCTCGTTCCCGATGAGCTTTTCGTACCCTGACCGCCCATTCGACGGCGGATACTTCTTGGTCTTGTACTTGCCGGTCTCCGGGTCGATCGTCGGCACGAACCCGGCGTCGATCGCACGCTGAATCGTCCACGTGCTCTCGAGCGGCTTCTCCCCTGGCCACCAGCCCTTGACCGTGCACGAGGCTGGTCCGGCCTCCACTGTCTCGAACTTGTAGCCCTTGGCCTTGAGCAGGGCGACCTTCGTCTTCGCGTAGATCGACGGCTGACCGTGGACCGGGAACACGTTCTGGAGGCTCTGAATCGGGTTGAGGCCCAGCTCGAGCCCGTACAGGATCGCGGCAGTCGCGTCCTCGGCTTTGTCCTTGCCTCGATAGATGGCCGGGACCATGTTGGTCAGCACCATCTTCGAGGCGAGGTTGTAGGCCATGTCCATCATCTCGGCGTGACCGCGCAGCATGTCGAGCGCGGCGGCCGTCGTTCCGGGCAGCGGGGACGCGAGCGCGACCTGCCCGGCAGCGTGATTGGTGAGATCGAGAGCGGTACTCATGAGCGGTTCTCCTGCTGCTTGTAGGTCCAATACGGGAGGTCGATCTGGTGGATGACCGGGGCGTGGCCCGGCCAGGTGTCGGTGTCGGCGTGCCGGGCGTAGAGGTCGATCGCGCGACGCTTGATCTCGCGGCCGAGGTCGATCGCGCGCGGCGGGAGCTCGCACACGCTCACCAGGTGCGGGGGCCGTTTGGCGACGACCACCCACAGCCACGCGGACAGCGGCATCTCGGCGAGCTCGAAAACGTCCTCGTACCAGGGCTGCTGCACGTGGTAGCTCCACTTGCCGACAGCGGTCTCGAAGTCCGGCGGTGCCGAGGACTCGTCGGTCTTGAGGTCCAGCGCGACACGGCGGCCCCCGCTGAGCTCGCGTAGCCAGTCGATCCGGGCGCGCAGCATCACCCCGGTCTGCGGGTCGCGGGCGTACGCACTGAGCTCCGGTGTGCCGCTGGCGAACAGCGGCCCGGCGACCTCGTGCTGATGCACGGCGTCGCGCATGGCGTGCACCTGGGCGAGCTGCTTGGGCAGCAGCGGGATACCGCCCGATGCCCGGATCTCGGCCCGCGCCGCCTGGTCCGCCTTCTTCTGCCAGTTCTCGGCATCGACGACGACGATCGGGTCACCGACGCCGAGCACCGCGGTGTGCACCGCGCTGCCCAGTTCCATCTCCTCGGTGACCTTGCGAGTCTTCGGATTGTCCTGCTCGTATCGCCACTCGGCCGGTGCCAGCTCGAGCAGCCGCCGCCCAGCCGAGGACGACAGCGACCCGACGTGCTGGCCGTCGATCTTGCGCGGGGTATCGCCGTGGTAGACCGGCTCGGGGACGCCCGCGTACACGCCGGGCACGGTCGGGGCGGTCACGCGGTCACCGACTCTGCCACGCCGAGCAGGTACCGAAACCCAGCGAGCGCCTGCGGCGGCACGACACCGTTGCCGATGATGTGCAACTGCTCGTTGCGCGACAGCCCTATCGCGGGGTCGGTGACGTGCCCGCTCGGCCACATCATCATCCATTCGGCGAACGCCGCCGACAGCCGCGGATTTCCGGTGCGGCTCGGCTCGGTCGGCGCCGGTGCGGGCCGGGTGACCGCCTCCTGCCGGGCGATGGCGGCGGCGAACCGGCCCCATTGCTCGGCGCTGAGCACCTGGTCGACGAGCTGCTGTGTGTGTCCTTCGCGCTTGTCGGGGTGCTGCCCGCCGTGCATTCCGTCGCGCGCGGGCGGGATCGGCAGTAGGCCGGGTAGCGCGCGCAGGCCGGGGTCGTTCCGGGCGAGGTCGGCGGGCGAACTCGTGTGGTTGTCCGTCGTCTTCGGCGTCGGCAGCAGCGACGCAACGGCCGACGGCAGCATGAGGTCGCCGGACGAGCCTCGTTGGTTCGGGCCGCCCTTCACCCCGTCGCCGGTGCGCGGCGTCGGCAGCAGGGTTACAGGTCCAGCACTGAGCCGAGCACCTCGGCCAGCGACCCGTCTCCGTCCTCGACGTGCCTCCTCGACGCCGGTGCCGTCATCGACGCTTTCCCGTCCGCCGCGCGCGGCGTCGGCAGCATCATCCGTTCGGGCGACAACCTGGTCACGACCGCCCAGAGGTTCGCATCGTCCCGCTTGCCCCGATCGTCCCCCGCGTGCTTCGCCGCCTGCGTCGTCGGCGTCGGCAGGGTAGGCGAGGACGAACACGCGCTCTCGGCGATGGCACGCGCCGACCGTGGACGCTCGGAGACTCGTCCATTCCGCATCGAGCCCGATGTCGGCCAGGTCTCCGAGTACGGCACCGAGTGCCCTGAGAACAGGTCGACCTCGAACGTGTCCCAGGTCTGCGCCTGCGGATTCCACTCGGCGAATGGCTGGTGCACTGAGCAACCCCCGAACGTTCTCGATGAGGACATACCGCGGACGCAGCACGTCGATTGCCTTCGCCATGTGCGACCACAGCCCCGACCGCGTGCCCTCGCCGAGGCCCGCTCGCAGACCGGCGGCGCTCACGTCCTGGCATGGGAACCCGCCCGCGACCACGTCGACGGGCTCGACGGCCCGCCAGTCGATCGCGGCCACCGAGCCGAGGTTCGGCACGGTCGGCCAGTGGTGGGCAAGAACGCGGGAGGCGGCGGGGTCGATCTCGGCGTGCCAGGCCATCGACGAGCCGGGGAACAGATTGAGCGCGGCGAGGTCGAGCCCGCCCGCACCGCTGAACAACGATCCGATCCTCATGCGGTCACCGCCTCGGCGTAGTCCATGAGGGCGGCCCACTCGCGGGCCTCGGCACCCTCGTGCGCCATATCGAACCCGCCCCACACGCCGGACTCTTCGTCGTAGGCGAGAGCGCGGGCGAGACACAGGCGCCGGACCGGGCAGTCCAGGCAAAGATCCTTCGCGGTGGCCGTGGCCTCCTTCTGCACCATCCACCACAGGTCCGGATCGACGGTCCGGCACACCGATTCGTCGAACTCGTCGACCCGGCCATCGGTCACGCCGGCGACCCGGTGCGGCCCGGCCGGTTCGGCAGTGCGCCGGACGCAGTCGAGGCACATCGTGCGGCTACCGCGCTTGGCCTGTGCGCCCTCGGGGTGGCTGGCGATGCCGCGGTCGCAGCGCACACAGCGCGGCAGGATCGGCTCACGCTCGGGGATATAGGCCGCCATCAGGCCACACCCGCCCACTGCTCGGGGTCGCACAGGTCGCACCCGGCACCACCGCACCAGTCGCACACGGCCTCATCGTCGGGCAGCAGCTCACCACCGAGACCGAGCATCGCCGACATCGACGGGTGCAGGTAGTCGTGGATCGCGAGACCGGCCAGATACACCATGGCACCGATGACGACCGCGCCGCAGATCGCGACCTGCAAGATGATCGCCAGCGGGCTCATGACTGCTCACCCGCCTTCCGGGCGGCGGCGAGCCGGGTCAAGGCCTCGGCCAGCAAGCTCGGGAACAGCACCGGGAAATCGCCGTACGACTTGATCACCGAGTCGACCGCGGAATCGAAGTGCTCCAAGGAGTCGGGCGCGTTGCCGCACGGGCAGGTCGCGATCGAGTCGACGAAACGGTCGATCTGCTTCGCGGCCTTCGACCGGTTCGTCTCGACGAGTTCCCAGCTCTCGCCGGTGCTGCTGGGGAAGGTGGGCAGAGGGCTCATGATGCGGACTCCATCTCGGCGCGGGCGGACTGAATTTCGAGCAGGGCACGCTCTCGGGCGGCGTCGTCGGCGCGGCGGTCGGCCACGACCGTGAGCAGGGCCTCAAAGGCGGCCTTGCGGGAAGGCAGGCCCGTCGTGCCAGGCTGGTGGCTGTTCCATCGGGCGTGGGCGTCGCCGAGTTCGCGCCAGCACGACCACCACCGGCGGGCGCCGTAGCGGTGCCCGCGCCAGCGGCGCTCGTCGCCTACCCACCCGATCCAGCGACCGGCCGAGTCGTAGACGAGGAACGTCACCCCGCCGCCGCTTGCGTGGTCGAACTCGTCGAGGTCGAGGGACACGAGCCGACCGGCGCGTTTCGGGTCGGTCGGCCAGTCGGTACGCAGGCTCATCGCGCACCGCCCATCGAGTAGCGGGTGACGAAGTCGAGGTCGTGCATCGGGCGCCCGCCACTGACTTCGATCACCTCTGCCAGCTCGGCGCGGGTGAGAGGCAGAGTCGGCGCGGGGTCGACGGTCACGTACTCACCGCCCTGGACGATGGCCGCGGTGCTGATCGCGATGGCCGGGTCCTTCCAGCCGTCGACGATCTCGGCGTCGATCACCGGCAGCTCCTCGGTGGGCGCGTCCATCGCCGCGCTGATCGCGGTCTGCCGCGCCACGCTGCCGTGGTAGGCGGCCAGCTTGCGGACCGCGGCGCGCTCGTCGGAGAGGCGGGCGGCGATCACGGCGACGGTGAGGACGGCGCCGAACCCGAGCGCGTGCTTCGGTCGACGGCCGAACAGCCTGTCGACGGTCGCGAGGATGTAGTGCATGGCTAGGATCTCCTGTGTTCTCGGTTACTGGGGACGGCGCCCGTCGAGTCGTGACCTCGGCGGGCGCACTGGTTACTGGGGTGGTGCGGGGGCCGATCGCGTTCGGGTGTGAGGGGGTCACCCGGCGGTCCTGCGATCGGTCCCCACGTCCGCGCGGCGGCGTTCGGCTCACCACCGCGCGGAGGTCTCAGGCCGCTCGGCGGCGTTTCATGCGAGCCGCGGCGCGGGGACTCAGCCCGGCGTCGGCAGTGGGGGTGTCGGTGGGAGTGGCCGCTTCGGTGGTGGTGCGGCGCTTCGCGCGGCCGTCGGTACCGGCGGCCAGCTTGGCGAGGTGCACCTGCGCGGCCTCGCGCATCTGCTCGACGAGCGCGGCCATGTCGGCCCGGGTCATGCGCCAGTTCTTTCCGGCCAGCACGGCGGGCGTCTCGCCGCTCGTGATCCGGCGTTTGAGCCAGTCGACCGACGGCGCGCCGGTGAGCTCGCAAACCTGCTCGAGTGAGAACGTCTCGAACTCGAGAGCGTCGGCGCTCATGCGGCCACCTCCACCCCGGCTAGCAACACCGACGGCGTGGTGTCGAGCGCGGCGGCGATGCGCATTAGCTGGCTCACCCGCGGCTCGCGCTGGCCGGACTCGAACCGACTAACGGTTTGCGGGGCGAGCCCTGCCGCCTTTGCTAACTGCTCCTGCGTGATCCCCCGACGAGCGCGGGCGACACGGAGCGCTGCCGCTATCCGCCCTGCATTGTCGCTATCCATATTGGAGGACGATACACCCAATTGGGTGTTCGTCAACCCCATTTGGGGTTGCGTTTGCTGGCGTGCTGCGAGCGTTGTTATCGCGTAATAAATGCGTAGCAGATGCGTAGCAAGGGTTGCCTTCTCACCCAATTGGGGGCGACAATCACCCAATGAGCAAAGGTGACGACCACGAAGCGGGCCGCCCCAAGTACGACGACCCCGAGACACGGGCGCTCGCCGCACACCTCCGGGCTGAGCGCGCCCGCGCCGGCCTCAAGCAGTCGGAGCTCGCTCAGCGCTCCGGCCTGAGCACGAACACGATTAGCCGGCTAGAGACGCAAGAGCGGCAGATGCTAGTCCCGCAGCTGCTTGCGATCGCGCGAGGGCTCGGCGTTGACGCGACTCAGTTCGTCGACGCCGCTGCCGCTGCGCAAGACGAGGGCGGACAGTAGTTCGCTGGGCTTCACACCTTGACGTTTGGCGGACCGCATAAGGCTCGCCACCGTGATCGATGCGTCTAGGTCGTCCTGTCCTGCCGTCTGCCCCATGTCACCCTCGATCGCCTCGGTTCCGCACGCCATCGATCACGAGCCCCGACGCTCGTTCGAACACCTGTTCGATACTACCGGGCGCAAGGTACCACCGGCGATAAGGCGGTGATTCCCCTACCCGAGTCGTAGGACCAATGGGTAGCGCCAGCGTAGCTAGAACCATGACGGCCGGTATGCCCGATTTGCAAGATGACGGAATCGTTACCGGATAAAACCTTTGGACAGCAAAAACCCGGAACGCGCAATACCTTGCGCGCCCCGGGTTTTCGTGGCTTGCGGCTATGCCGTCAACCTCGCTCGACGGTCGCCGATCGGCTCACCGGCTTCACGCTGGGCGACATGGTCAACCGCGGCATCGTAGGTGCCGAACACTTCCGACTGCACGATCCCGCGATCATCCATCCACACCGCCTCGAAACCACCTGCCACACGCTCGATCTCGCCGAGCTGCCCGAGCCGCACGAGACGCCGCCGCCGGTGCTGCTCAAGGTCGAGAACATGAGCGCGCAGCCGCGGCAACCGGCCTGCGATGGCCTCGGCGCTCGCCGCGCTCGCTGCGGCCGAGATGTGCCCGTACCGCGCGTCGGTGATCGCGATCGAGGAGTGCCCGGCGTCGCGGGACACGACCCAGATCGGCTCGCCATCCTGCAGACGCCACGAGATCCCCGTGTGCCGCGAGGTGTACGGGGTCAGCTTCTTACCCACCATTCGCTTCGCCAGATGCCCGTAGCGGGCCCGCAGGATGTCGAATGACAGTCCGCCCCAACCGGCCCGGCCGGTGAACGGCGTCGGGTCACCGGCCGCCAGCGCGCGCAGGCGGATCATCATCGGCGCCCAACCCTCATCCCAGAACCGAATGCTCGTCACAGGGCGGCCGGTGTGCGACACGAACAGCTGCTCGCTGGCGTCGCGGTCGAGATCGAGCCGTGAGATGGTCTCCAACGGAACGAATGTCGTGCGGATACCGCGCGCCGATTTCGGGTCGCCGAGCTTGAGCTGACCGTTCGCCCACTTCCACGCCTTGGTAATGGACACCGCGCCGGTGTGGGCGTTGACATCGCCGACCGTGAGGGCGCCCTGCTCGCCCGGCCGAGCCATCGACATCACGCCGAACTCCCACCATGCCCGCCAGAAATCCGCGAGCAGTGCGTCGACGAGCTCGAACTCGTCCTCGCTGAGGTGGTCGACCTCGCGTGCGATCCGCTTGGGCAGCTTGGTCTCCGAGCACGGGTTCCATGGGATCAGCGGCGTCGGCCGCCGGCGGGCAGCGGCGCTCATCGCCGAGCACAGTAGGCCGTGTTTGTTGGCGATGGTTTTCGGGCTGTTGTTGAGATCGTGGGCGAGCCACTCCACCCACGCGACATCCATATCGGGGGTGACTGCGTCGACCGGTAGGTGGTTGCCGTTGAAGAACGGCGTGATCGAGTGGTCGATGATGCGCCGGTACTTGCGTTTGGTCTCCTCCTCGACGCTCTCGCCGAGGAGGTTCACGTGGCGGTGGAGCCACGGCGTCAGCATGATCGTCTCGGGAGTGGCAGCGAGCTGGACGGCGAGCACGCGCTCGGCCTCGATCGGGCCGACGCGGTCGAGCAGCTTGGCCCACCGGATCGCGGCGGCGTGGTCGTCAAAGCTCTGGGATGCCTCGACAGTCTTGCCGTCGCGGGTGACGCGGTAGCGCACCTGGGAGTAGGTGCTGCCGTCGTTGCGAACGCGGATACGGGGAGTTGTTTTGCGGGGTCGTGCCAT